CCAGCCTGCAACAGTGCAAGGATCTTGGCCCGCTGGGTGATGTTGAGCTTGGTCAACTGGAAGAACTCTGCCCCAGCCTCGGTCTCCACCTCGGTGAGAATGCTCTGGGCGTTGCGCAGGGCAGTCATATTGACCGGCACCCCCGTGTCGTTGAGACGGAGCGTGAATTGGAACGTGTCCAGATTGGCTCCAACCAAACTGAAACGGGTTTTCAGGCGATTATGAATCTCCTTCTCTGCCCGCACGTCTTGGCGGCAGTACTCGCAGAACTGTGCCCACTCCCGCCGGTGCTCGCGGGGTTCATTGAAGGTTCCGTCTTCCTGCGGCAGCGAGAAAAACTTGATGAGGTCTTTGCCCAGCTTGTCCTTCTTGTTGGAGATATCGAGAGCCTCGCCGCATTTCTCCAGCGAGTCAGGCAGCGCGGCAATGCGGGCCATGGCTGCGGTGCAACGCCATTTGTTGAGGCCGATCTCGGGCAGCATTCCCGTACCACTGCAAATCGCCTGCTCAAAGGGGGCGTTGTGGGCATGGACCTCGGTCGCAGCCCGGACAAACGGCAGGGCCTCGATGTCCGACGTGACGCCAGCGTCTGCGAACTTGGGGTTGATCCACAGGTAGACCGGGGCGTACTCGTCTTCAAGGTCGGAGACTGCGGCCATGAACACCTCGGTGGATGGATCGCAACCGTAGCGGTGGGCACCCACGGAGGTGAGATCTGCACGGCTACGGGTCTCGAAATCTAGGCATACTTTCATGGGAAAATTGTGCCCCGTGTGTTTCCACACGGGGCTTGAGGGTCTAACTGTCCTGCTCGTTTTCTGGTGCTGCCAGCTGCATCGCCTTCACGAGATCTTCCTCGGTGATCTCAAGAAGTTGCAGCAGTCGGATGACCGGAATGTGCTCCTTGATCTGGGCTGCCACAACGGGATCGGAGTCTAACATTTTGGCCAAGGCACTGGCCCGCTGGATCGGGTTGGTGCTCATGTTGATCAAAGGACGTCGTCGTCAGTGATGACGCTGAACTCCTGCTCGATGTTGATCGGGGCCTCGCCGAACGTCTCCCCGTCCTTGTAGAACTGCACACACCGCAGCTTGGCGTTGATGCGCTTCCCATACTGGTTGTCCTGTCCCCAGATCTGGATGGTGGCGTTGATGTAGCAGCCCGCGTAGGGCTTGCCGTCTTCCTCGGTGAGGGGCGTGAGGTCACGACCCACAACCTGTGGGCGCTTGTCACTGCGGGCGGAGATGAACATGACCCCGTCGCCGTAGCCGTCGGTGTCAGACTTCTCCGCGCCGTCGCGCAGACAGGTCTTGCTGGGAGCCTTGCCCTTGAAGTCGGTCGCGACGACCGAAGCGATGGCAGCCTTGACGGCGGCGATGTCTTTGGCGTTGACCTTCTTGTCGAGGATCAGCGCAGCGGAGAACGATCCCTTGGCATCGGTCGGCGCGAACTTGCGGGCGGAGAACAGGGACGGGAACGAAAGCCTCACGTTGGTGAGCTTGACATTAGTATTAGTATCCATGGTTATATTACGTCGAGGTTGTCGAACGTGGTTTCTAGCAGTAGTGCCGGTCGTGGGTCGCTTTCGGCGACCAACGTGGGTCTCCCCTCCGGCTTTGTGATGAGCGAGTGAAGGCGCGTCTGGAAACGCTTCGACAACTCTTTGTTTTTGAGAGCTTGTTCCGCCTTGTGGGGCGAAATGAGGTCTGCTCTCGGCCTCGTTACGTCTAAATTGAGGTGCAGGGAGAGCAGCTTCTGAGCGGAGTCGGGATCCGACCACACACGGTTGCTCTTCCCGCTGACCAGCTTGAACCCCTGCGGGTCTGCGCCAGCCATCAGTTCAGATACCTCTTGGTCCTCGACTGCTTCCAGCCAGTCGATGAGAACTTTCTTGGCAGCCAAGACTTTGACCCGCTCGGAGCGGGGGAGCGTACTCGCATCCGGCAGTTCGATCACGCGGGCAGCCTCGGGCAGTGCGACCAGACCTTGGTTTGCGTAGGCAGAGCAAAGCCCCTTGGCCTTGCAGAACCGGCACCCCTTGTCCGATACCTTGAACACCCCCTTGCCTGACATGACTTCCTCCGCCTTGCCCTCGATCCAGCCAGCCAACTCCGCCAACTCACGACGAGTCAGCACCCATGTGCGAACAGGTTCTGGGTTGTTGCGGTCACGGGGTTGGTAGATGGTGAGGTGGATGCGGTGGTCGGGCTTGAACGTGATCGCCTGCTCCCACTGGCGGATGATTGACTCGCCGTAGATGGCCAGCTGTTCGTTGTCCTGTGCGTCCACCGACACCCCGACCCCATACTTGAGGTCGTCGATGTAGATGGCGTCAGGCGTCGAACTTGCCGCATCGACAATGCCGTTGCGGTCTGGCATGTAGAACAGCGGCAGCTTGGTCTCCACCGCCAGCTTGCCACCGTGCGATTGGACGTGAGCAACGTAGCCGTTGACGTAGCCGACAAGTTCGTCCGACAGCCCAGTTGGAATAGGCTGGTTGAGCAGGATGTTGGCAGCTACGGCATGGGCGAGAGTGCCCTCGTCGGCGTAACTGGACCGGTCAGACGGGAGGTCATCCTCGTGGTCGAGGATGAACTGCGGCGATGCGGTGCAGACTGTCCACCGATGAGCCGAGGAGGCTCCGATGTCGATCTTACCCATGGACGAGGGTGGTCAGGCGGGCGATGATGTCGGCGAACTTGTCCTCGGTCGCTTCGGAGATCTTCTTCAGGCCGAACTCCTTGTTGATCGCCACGACTCCGGCCAGCTTGCCGTCGTCCAAGGCTTGTTGGGCGAGGGTGCGGATGTCCTGCACGGTGTACTTCTTGGCCGGGGCAGGCTCGGCGGCAGCGACGGGCTCGGGCGTGGGCTCGACGATGGGCTCAGGGGCCGGGGCTTCGACCTTGGCGGGCTTGGCGACCTTGGCGGGCTTGGCCTTGACCGGCTCGGGGGCGGGGGCGGGGGCTTCCTGCGTAGCCTCGACGGGCGCGGTCTGCTGGGAGGCGAGAGCTTTGGTCAAAGCCTGCACCGCAAGGGTGAGGCTGGCGATTTCAGTTTCTAGTGACATAGGTATACTGGTTTATGGTTGTACTTACAGGGAAAAGATATTGCGGAGGGCGAGCATGGCCCGCTTGCATGGGCTCATGCCGTAGCCCCGGGCGAAGTAGTCATGGCGCATCGCTCTCACGATGCGGGCCGGGAGGACAAGCACTGCCAGCAGTGCCACGATGACGATGACCGTGTTCATGATAGGGACGTGAGGATGAGCACGAAGCCGATCCCCAACGCCACGCCGATGGCGATGGAGATGAGGATGGTCGAAGCTCCGAGTTTGAGGTGGGGCTGAACAGCGATGGGGAACCGGCAGTAGGGTTGTTTTTTCATGAGGTGGTTGGGTTGTTGGGGACTAAAACAGTTATCGTTGATGCGTCAAGCCGCAATCTCAGAAAAGATCGAGTCGCGCCTGCGCGTGGCCAAGGGTGACAGCCAATGGCTCGTCTCTCGTCGTCCAGAGCGAGTGCCGTTCGCCGTTCAGGGGATGCCGACCGAGATCGGTGAAGCCCTTGTCCCTCAGGATGCCGGACAAACCTTGATCGGTGAAGGCTGGCAGTCGGTGCGAGGGGAGGGATTGCCGTAGTTCCGTCAGGGACACGAGGTCACGGCGCACCAGTGGGGTGGGTTCATCCTCCAATGCCTCGCTCACGGCACGGGACAGAGGCGAAGCCGTCTGCTTGGCGAGGGCACCGAGGAACGGAGTGATGGGTGCCCGACCCTCGGGCTTGAACGTGGGGGAGATCTTCCAGTTCTCAAAGAAGTGCCGCAGTCCGCCTGCGTTGGCTGCGAAGGTGGAGTACATGCGGTCGAAGTAGTCGGAACCCAAGCGAAGGATCGCCTGCCGGTCCTTGAGAGGACTGTTGACGACGAAGTAGCGACGGTCCTCGTCATGGACTGCGAGCGAGTCGTGATAGTTGGTGAACAAGATGTAGTTGGTGACGTTAGGCGTCGTCATCACCGGCTCATAGATCTGACGCACTGAGATGGAGTCGTCCGAGATGCAGGGCTTGAGCTTGTCCATGACCCGGTGCTGGTTGGCTCCGATGATGCGGACTTCGTCCAAGACGGTGAGTTGAAAGTTGGCAGCCCAGCCGTTGTGGCTGCCTTCCAAGACATGTTCGGCTGCGAGCCGTTGCACGTTGGGGCTGCCCAAGACAAGGGTCGCGACGTGGGCAACCAGCCCTTTGCCCCCGCCTACCGCAGACTGGATGACGGGTGCCCAGCGGATCTTCTTGCCGGGGTGCTGCACTTGGTAAGCCAGCCAGTCGGTGAGGGTGACCCAATAGTCTGCACCCATAAGGTTAATCGCATGCTCCTCCCAGTGTGTGCCTGCCAAGACCGACTGACTGGCATCGGGCGGGGCGAAGGAGGGGAAGTAGGTATTGAGATACGGCACGCCACCAGAGGAGAACAGACGTTTCCTCTCGGAGGGTGCGTAACGCAGATTCTCCACCACGGGGATGCCCACGTCGTGGACGAGGTATTGCCGGGTCATCTGGGTCGGGTCGGGGCTGCGGTAGATGAGGTCGACCACCTCGCCCCGCATTTTGCGACGGTCGAGGTAACGGTAAAACAGGTTGGGGGCAGTGAGGAAAGCGATGCCGACCGTCCAAGGTGGGGCACTGCTGGCGGCACGGGTGGCGGTCTGGGTCAATCGCTGCACCTCACGCGACAGGTCTTGCACCGTGGGTCCACGCAGCCCACGGGCCTTGGTCGCAGAGTGGAGATCGGAGAGGAGAACCTTGCGCTCCAAGGCTCCGATCATCGTATCCAGTTTGGCTATGCGCTTGCCCCCTTGGTCGAGCAGTTCCTCGGAGGAGCGTTGGTCGGACCTGATCCATTCCCGGGTGGTCTCAAAGAGGCGGGAGGCAAGGGCTCGGTTGTCCCAGCCGTTCTCGGTGGCAGCGTGGATGATGCTGCGGATGGTGATGGGGACGCGCCCTGCGGGCGAAGCGGCGAAGGAGTCCCAGCGTTTCTGCAACTCCTCCCGGCCCGGGTATTTGTCGGAGGTGGCAGACCACTGGTCCCACAGGGCGAGACCGGCGGGTCCGAACTGGTGCTTGAGACCCATGCCAACCTCGACCCACGCCTGCATGGAGCAGGAGGCGTCAAGCTTGGTCAGTGCTTCGGTGATCTCCTCGGTCGTGATATCCTCGACCGGGGCACGGAGGTATTCGATGTCGCCCAAGTCGGCATCCTCCGGCGCGGGGGGATTGGCCGAGCGCAGATTGTCGAGTGCCGCAAGGGTGGCGTGGTCGAAGCTGGTGCCATCCGGGTTGTCATAGACCAGCGGGGTGGTCGCATCTCCCGCGTATTGAACCGGGACATACATGGGTTGGACGGCAACCTTGGATTCGTGGGTGACTGAACTCATGCCGAGCAGTCCCGCCAGTGCGGTCACTGCCCGGGCGTACTGGGTGACCGGCAGATTCTCGGTTGAGACCATGACGCGGAGGCGGGGCTTGTCGGGGGTCGAGCGGGCAGTGTGCCACACCACGGCGGCGAGATCCCCCAACAGGGTGGCGGGTCCGACGTTGAGGATGCGTTGCGTCTCTGCTCCGTCGTCGATGTCGACGAATAACAGGTTGCAGTGTGTTGCCGCGTCAGTCTGGCGGGGTGAGGGGTTGGTCTTGAAGACCGCTGGCACCAGATAGGCAGTGCGCTTGGCTTCGTTCTGCGCCTTGTCGGGCAGGGCGAACATCTGGGGCCGAGTGAGTGCCAGCTGCACCGGCTTGGCCACGGTTGCCTCGACCAGCTCTGCGAAGGTCTGGTGGGGCAACTCGTGGACCTGTCCGAGGTGGCTGGCGAGTCCGCTGAAGTAGCGGGCGCTCATTTGGACCACCTCAACTTCCGCGCTTCGGCCAATCGCTTGGTCCGTCGGGCGATCTCGGCCTTCGACAGGGTTTTCTTTTTGCCTTTGGACAATCGTCCAAGGGCGGCGGCAAGTTGAGAGGGAGTCATTGCAGGGTGGCACCACGATCACGAACTCGCGTTCGTGTCAATGCCTACAATACCTGCCTTGAACTATCTCACGTCAGGAAGCCGTGCTCCTTGAGGAGCGTGATCAACTCCCCTCCACGTTTCGCCGCAGCGGCAATCGGCTGGTAAGCGAGTCGCTCATTGAGCTTGTTGATCAGTGTCAGGTTTAACCGGATACTGGTATAGCTGCCGTCGTCGGCTACGCCACCGGCCACAAGGCAGCCGGTGTCGCCGGTAATCGCCTTGAGTTCCTCGGCGTGAGCTTCGCGGCGAGAGTTCTTGCGCTTCGTCTCACGGTCGCGCTCGGCATGCTTGGCGCGGATCTCGACCAGCTTGAACGTCGCGGTGGTGTGCCAGCGGAACAGCGACTGCACCCACTTGGTCGCTTCGATGTTGACGGTGTGGGGTTTGATCGCGTCGACGCCGATAGCGTCTTTGTAGTCGCAGCCCACGACGAACTTGGTGGGACTGGTTGGGTGCCCATAGCCACGACGTTTGACCGCTCGCACGTAGATCGAAGGCTCGCTGGTGGAGCGGTGGTGAACGTAAGTGCTGAGACGGGCATCGGGAACTTCGGGCCAGCCGAGGTCGGTGAGGGCTTTCTGAATTTCGGGAGTGATGTAGATGGACATGGTGGTTACGGTTGATGATCGAAGACGAGTTCGGCGATGCAGGGTTCAGTGATAGACGGCACGCGATAAAGTTTGTCGCGGTGGAGGAAGAAGGGGTGCATGGGTGCGCCAGCACTCACGGCCTTCCACGGCTGCTGTTGGCGCAGCAGCGTGGGGGGCGTGGTGGAGTCGTCCCAGATCAGCACCGGTCGGGACACGATGTGGCGGTACCCCCCGCTGCTTGCGCAAGGTGCCGCTACCAAGGTTCCCTTTCGTGGGGGTGACCCAGTACGTGGTGATCATGCCTTGCTCCATTTCTTGTCGTTCACGGGGATCGTGAAGATCACGCGGGCGCGGGGCACGATGACCGACGGGATCGGGTCGATGACGGTCTTGGTCGTGGGTCCGTTGACCAACTCGCCGAGGCCACGGGTCGTGCCCCACTGGCGGAGTTGTTTGACGTTGGTGATGACGAGGGTATCCTCGTTGTGGATGCAGTCGCCGCAGAAGACGAAGCCGCTGTCGACGACGACGATGTGCCAGCCGGGGGTGATGATGTTGCTCATGGTGATATCTGTTTTTGGTTGTTGTTGTTTGTTACTGACAGGAAAGTTGGGTGAGTGCCTGCAATGGGTCGTCGGCGCGTCGGACGAAGACGCCGTTGCCGTAGCCGTAGCCGTAGCCGGAGCCGTCGCCGTCGCCGTCATCGTAGCCGTTGCCGTCGCCGTCGCCGTAGCCGTAGCCATGGCCGTAGCCGTAGCCGTCGCCGTCGCCGTTGCCGGAGCCGGAGCCGGAGCCGGAGCCGGAGCCGGAGCCGGAGCCGGAGCCGTAGCCGTTGCCGTTGCCGGAGCCGGAGCCGTTGCCGTAGCCGTAGCCGTCGCCTTTGTCTTTGATCGTGGTCATGAAAGGGTGGTGAGCGCCTGCAATGGGTCGTCGGCGCGTCGGGCGAAGACTCCGGTGCCTTGGCCGTTGCCGTTGCCGGAGCCGTCGCCGTTGCCGGAGCCGGAGCCGGAGCCGGAGCCGTTGCCGTAGCCGGAGCCGTAGCCGTCGCCGTAGCCGTAGCCATGGCCGTAGCCGTAGCCGTCGCCGTCGCCGTAGCCGTTGCCGATGCCGTAGCCGTAGCCGTTGCCGTTGCCGTAGCCGATGCCGATGCCGTAGCCGTAGCCGTTGCCGTTGCCGTAGCCGGAGCCGGAGCCGGAGCCGATGCCAAG